ACTGTCTTTCGCGGCAAAGTCTGTAGTCTTTGTATAGTTACTCATAGTACTTTACCCATTAGTGCTAACACGTTGATCTCTTGGAGAGACAGTCCTGATCCATTTATGTCTGCTTCCAATCCAATAGTAATGACACCTCCGCCTCCTGTCGTGTTAATTCCACGTCGAGAGGTAAGGTCGCCGCCTGTAAATTCTGCTGCGCTGTTAAATTCGTCTTCGTTATAAAACGCAGTTACCTGATTACCCACGGTAAACTCTGAGGTCTGAAAGAACGTCCCAAAGTCATATGCCCACTTAAGAAACATGATTGCGTTGTTTGCGCCAACAATCGTAGGCCGGAGCTTCTTTAGTATCTTGAGTCGAGAGGGGTCGCCAAACGTAAGGCCCGGGCTGTAGTACCTAAATCGGTATTTCTCGCCGTTATCTCGATAGCCACTGTACTCGCCAATGCCTTCGCCGTTACCGATTAACAACGTTCCGTCTTCTTTTCTGCCGTAAGACGTAAAGCCTGTGCCTGGCCAACGTGTGAAACGGTACGCACCATTCTCTAGCGTACCTCTGACATCAAAACAGAAAGTCGTATCTTGAGCCGTAAAGGTTAATAAATAGAAGCCCTCTTCAGGACTGTATACCGAACGATAGAACTCAGTTTCGTTTTGCAACAGAGCAATAATGTCTTTGGTTATGTTGTCCGACAGGCTGCTAATTGGCATAGACTTTTCTTGTATTGTCCGACCAAAGCTCTTTAGTCCTGTGTGCGACAAAAACAAAACGTCTGTCCCTGTGTACTGCACAGTATCTCGATCAACACAGCCAACACCTGCAACCGTATCTATTAAAGACATTGTGGCCGGTGCCTCAGCCCCTTGGTAAACAACGATGCTATGCTTCCCGAAGATAATAAGAAGGCTGTTGTGGGCGGCTAAGGCAACAATTTCGTCATAGCCATCAGGCCATACCTTAGAAATATTAATAGAGCCGCTAGTGCCGCCAGACCAATCATGCCCAATAAGAAGATCAGACCAGTAAACAGTCGACTTGTCAGCGCCAAAGTCTGCTGTCCAGAGCCTTCCATAAGCCGCTAGAACCTCGTTGCCATACATTGAGCCAGTTACCCCAGCTGCGCCAGAAACGCTGCTGAGCTTGACTACAGCGCCTCCTGCGTTGTCATAGACCAAAGGCTCATTGCTACGCTGAAAGAAATAGATCTTGTCGTTGAAGTTGACCATCTTCCAGTTGTCAGAAGTAATGGTGTAGCTACCGGGCGTTTCGTCAGCAAGCGTTGTAGTGCCGCTAAGTATCTTGTTGTTGCCTACAGAAAATACCTTTCTGTTACCGGCGTTATCCTCAAACTCTTTGATGGCTCTAATCTTTGCAGTGCCTAGCTCAGTTTTATTTGTTGTAATAACGCTATAGCCTTTACGAGACGCAATACGCCCGCGCTTGTCGATTACTGCGTTGTCAGCAATGTCGGCAAACGAAGGGTCTTGTGCCAGCGGAGAATCTTCTGTGTTGATTCCCTTAAAGGCTGGAGCGACAAGATTAATGCTTTGTAATGGTTGAGCCATAGCTACCTCACGGCGTATAGAAGATTACTTCTTCTGGGTGCTTTTGAGCATCTAACGCAATAGCGTCCGATAGATACTTGTCCGCAATAGCAAAATATTCAGGAGCCGATGTGCCTCCTGTCTCCCCCCGCTCCCTTGCCAGCAGCGCAATCGCCAAATGAATAACAGGCATAGATGGGATTCCCATCTCGTCACTATCAGCAGACAAGTCAGCCTCTCGTTTTACGCAGTTAAATCGAATTGTGTAGGCCGTATCGGGTGTTGGATATATATCAATCTGAGTATCGCCGTTACTGTCTACGCCGTTGTACGTGTAGTAAGTAGGCGCACTCTTTCGCGGCTCAGAGATAAGATACGCCTCATCAAAGAACGTAGCGGTTTTATATTCCATAAACAGATTTGACGTATCGTTTATAACATTTAGTGCTTTGATTCTGTTCTGACTGCCAGTAAGCACATAGTTAAAAACATCGTCGGTTGTTGTGATCGTTAATGTTGTGCGGAGTGCAGACCAGTCCCAAGCATCTTCTACCATGCGCTTGGCATCGTTTACGAAGTCGCCCACCATCTTTGAATATGTTGAAGTCGACACAGAAGAAACTTCTTCTTCTCGAAGCCTCCGCAACACATTATTTACTAAGCTCAGATAAGTCATTATTTGTTCCTATCTACAATCATTCTAGTAAGCAGACCGCCCATCATCTGGTTTGCCGATTGTGGTTGAGACTGCGGCAGAACTAACGGCTGTATTTCTGGTAGTTGATAGTTAATGCCAGCCATAAACGGAGACATCATGCCGCCGCCACCGCCGCCTCCGCCACCGCCGCCACCACCTTCTGGCTCTGGAGGAATGTCAACACAGATGCCTTCTTCGTTTAATGCCTGACCTTCAGGGCATTCTTCTTCTGATGTTTGGCATCCTAAATCTGGATCAGGTCTTGAGCCATCCGCACACTCAGAACATAACGGCCAATCTACAGCGCCATTTGCACAAGTCTCGTCTGGCTCCGGCTCTGGCTCAGGCTCAAAAGTTATTTCAACGCAAATACCTTCTTCATTTCTAAAGAAACCTTGCTCGCATTCTTCAACACACTTTCCATTAACTTTCTCTTGACCTTCTGGACAGCCTTCTGGCTCTACTTGAACGCAAATGCCTGCCTCATTTCGATAAAACCCGCTTTCGCATTTAGGTTTACATTCTTTGCCAACTCTTTCTTGGCCCTCAGGACAGCCTTCCGAGTCATCTAGCGCAAGACAAAGACCGCCCTCTTCTTTTCGAGAGAATCCTGGCTCACACTCTCCACAGGTTCCATCCTCATTTTTCTTTGAATTAGGATCTTGGCACTGCTCAGGAGGCTGATCTATTTTGACGCAAAGCCCACCAGCCTCTTTCCTTTCGTAACCAGTTTCACAATCTCCGCAAGTACCATCTTCATTTTTCTTTGAGTTTAGATCTGTACATTGCTCAACAGGTTGCTCTATTTTTATACAAATACCGCCAGCTTCTCTTCTTTGATAGCCCGACTCACATTCCCCGCAAGTACCGTCGTCATTTTTCTTTGAATTAAGATCATCGCATTCTCCAGGCTCTGGTTCCGGCTCAGGTTCGGGCTCTGGCTCTGGCTCTGGCTCTGGCTCTGGTTCAGGTTCTGGTTCAGGTTCCGGTTCCGGTTCAGGTTCTGGTTCAGGTTCTGGCTGCAAAAACTCTTTACACTCTTCTGCATTCGCAGGATCGTTTCTATATTCTTCTTTTTCACAAGGGCTTGTGACAACTACAGTATCATCAATGCACTTGCCGTCTTGGTCATGAACACCTTGACCGCCATCTTTCATAACGCATGGCTGACCCGTTTCCCAATCAGGATCAGGCTCAACGCATCTACCTTCCAAATCGCTCCATACCAATCCCTTTGATGCACAATCATCAATTACAGGAACGCATTCTCCATCGTTTTCTTTGCCGGGCTGAAAATCATCTATACATTTTCCGCATCTACTTGGCCTTTTGTTTTCTACATCTGCCGGTATATGCGTTTGGTTTTTAGCAGCACACTCTTCTGGAGTAGGGCCGGTATTTTCCCATGGTGGCTCGGGTTCCGGCTCCGGCTCTGGTTCTGGTTCTGGTTCAGGACTTAACCACGCTTCACATTCTTTCGCATTTTCAGGTTTGTTGCTGTAATCTTCTTTTTCGCAAGGACTTGTACTAACAATGTAGTCAGGGCAGTTTGTTCCTTTTTTATTTTCTTTTGGAGTCACGCCATCAGAACACATCCCAGGCTCGCCTTCACGCTCCTCAGGCTCGCCTGTAAACAAGAAAGGATTTTCTTCTTCTAATTCCCCTTGGACTCTATCTCTGATAATAACGGCAAGCCAACCACCAAGAAGATCAGTAAGAATGTTGTCTAAATCTGAAGGCTTCCAAGTGCCAGAAGTTAAATCGCCCCAAGCATCTTTTACTGCTTGTACCGCGTCTTCTACTTTTTCTTGAATCCAGCCAGAGGGGTCTTTAATAAAGTCTTCAAAACTTTCTCCGGCTTCTCTAACTTTTTTAAGGATATCTCGAATTGTTATATCATTCATTCCCGGCGGCATGGGAATATCTAAGCCAGGTATTTCAAATAACCATTCAAATTTTATACAGTCTTGCCAACCGGGATAAGTTTCTCCTGTTTTAGGATCATATCCTCTGCCCTTCCACTTTTCTAAAGTGCAATCCTCTCTTACTCCAACTGCAGCTTTTGCCATGTCCTGAATAAGATCATAAAGCTCTTTAGGGGTTTTAGGGATTGCGTCACCAATTTCGTTAATCATGTCTCTAACAAAATCAGCAACGTCCTCAGGAACATCTTTTAAAGCATCAAAAGGATCAAACTCGCCGGTTACAATATCGCCTTCCTGATAAGGACGTTCGCCCGGCTGAGTGCCGGTGTATTCGTTAAAGGCGTCTTCAAACTCTTCAAACTGCTCTTGAGTTATATAGCCATTATCTCTAGCCCAGCCAGCATCGCCATAAACATATTCTCCATTTTCCAAATCAGAAAGCAGTTCATTTAATTTTTGCTCAGAAAACCAGCCGCCTGTTTCTGGCTCATACGGCCCTGTTACAGTTTCTCCTTTTTGATAGGGGCGCTGATCGGGCTGAGTGCCGGTGTATTCGTTAAAGGCGTTTTGGAACTCTTCAAACTGTTCTTGAGTTATTTCGCCACTGTCTCTAGCAGCACCGGCGTCGCCATAGACATACTCTCCGTTTTCTAAATCGGAAAGCATATCGTTTAATTTTTGTTGGCCTGCGTTGTTTTCGTCTTGCTGTGGATTTAAAGAATCAAGAAGACCTTGTAAATTTTCTCCAAACTGAGAGTCTTCTAGAAGATATGCAGGCGTTCTAGAAAGCAAGTCTTCATACGAAAGATCTCCAGACTGAAAGGCATTTACATTTTCAATAAATGTTTTTATTTCTTGCAATCTAGCTTGAAATTCAGAGGTTCCAGTAACGTCAGGGTCTTCTGAAGAAAATTGAGGGCTAGCCTGAACAATTGCAATTATTTCAGCAAGCGTGGCGTCTCTTCTTTCTTCATCCATTTCCGGAATGCCTGATGGATTGTTTTCAGCCATTGTTTATTTCTTCCAGTTAGCCAGGCTACGCAGCCCGAAAGAAGCTGCTACAGCAGCCCCCAAGAATCCTTTGTACCAGTCAGGCATCTGATCTAGTACCCGAAAGCCTTCCATTACCGTAGGCACCATGCTGGGAAAGAACGCAAGGATGCAAGGAATCGAAAACAAGATCGTAAACCACTCGTCCTTCCATGAACTGCTTGCGTTGTTTGCATGAATATTTTCCCAGTTACTATCCTGCTTAATTGCCTCTAGCTTGCGCTTGTGTACTGCCTTCTTCTCTTCAGCCTTACGCTCAAGGTGGCCGCCAACAAGATTTACCAGAGGGTTAATCAGGGTTTGCCACATATCTAAATCTTAAAGCCGTAAGCAACAACACCAACAATCGCACTAACCATAAGCCAAACAAAACGTTCGGCTATTTTTGCTGACTGTGTGTTGTAGCCAACAATGCTTTTGACGTTATCAAGATCAGACTCTTGTTCATCAAGACGGTATTCAAGGCGGTCGATCCTAGCACTACCAGCTACTAGCTTTTCGTCTACCCTGGCAATCATCGCCATAGCTTCTGTTAGCTTGTCTAACTTAGTTTCGATCCTATTAAGACGTACAGCATGATCGTCCATTGAATTCCCCTTGTTACTGCTTGGCCTTGCCTACGTTAATAGCCATGATATCAATAAAGCGGTACAGCTTAGCCAACCAAACGTCGTCCTTTGGCGTAGGTGTTACTGCCGCAATGATTGAGCAGACTGTAACGACCATAGGCGCAATAGCCGCTAGGTCAGATAAGACCTGTAGGACTACCACGGTACACCGTCCTCAGTCACAGGGTTCTTCTGCTCTGCGATGTTGGCAGTTAGCGAAGCCTCAACAGCGTCCTTGTCAACGCCGTTGTCCCAGCACCAACCCAGTACCATAGACTCAGTAAGGTCTGCGTAGGGTACAAAGTCATCAGCAGATGCGTCAGGTGTAAACGAAGCAGTGCCGTATGCAGAAGCAGAGTGGTCGCCGTCTACTTCAGTGACACGCCAGTGTGCAACGATAACGCCGTCGTCTGACGTGTTGCGTTCCATTGTAGATATAGTCCATGTAGCCATTGTTTATGCTCCAAATACTGCGTTGCAGATGTCCTGCACGTTTTGTGGCTCAGATGACCAATCGTCACCCGACTGAATTACATGACGGTGATAAGACTGTGAAATCACAGCGCCGTCTTCCATTACCTTAGTAGTCATGCGAACTTGAACAGAGGTTACGTCGGTGCCGTCGTCATCTTGTCTTGTAACTACTTCAATTTTGTCTGCTGTTACGCTTTTAGTTAATGCCATTGTTTTCTCCTTTAGTCCGTCTCAAGAATCCACTTGAGATAATTAGGCCGCTTGATAAATAATTGTAAAGTGTAAAGTTCCAGCGGCGTCCATTGAAACTACCGTCCTGCTTCCACCGCCAACGGAAGCCTGTAAAACTTCGATATAAGTGTCGTTTCGCTTGACTGTGGCGACCATTGTATTGTCTGCCGTTAAAGAAATATCACTTCCGTGAATTATGCAGGGCGGCTCTATAAAGCCCGTATTTGTCGATGTAAAAGGCAATCCATGTAATTCCATGTTGCCTGTTCCTGTATGGCCTGAAAAAGTTACACGTCCTGCCGCCATTACAAGATTGCCAATTTTTGTGTAATTTCCTGCTTGAAACGAATATGTAGCGCTTCCTGCCGATGTTGCACCTTCAACAGAGGGAGTCCACGTCCCTTCCTCATAGTCATCCAGCGCATTCGCGGCGGCTGTATCTGAGCCGAACTTAAGGCCATCGCCGTCAATACGTGCGCGAAGTGTACCGCCAGCAGTGCTAAATGTTATTGCTTCAGAGTTAGCAGAAGCGTTGTGAGAATAACCAATAATACCTCGTGTTGTGCCTGACTTAGAAAAGTTAAGACGTGCCGCAGAGGTATCACCTACAGTGTCGA